CAAAACCAACTGTAGAGATCACCCTCATCACGCCACAATAACTTTAAAAATAGATATAAGAAAAATAAATAGCGATGGAGGGTTAGATCACATGCCGATGGGAGATAAATTACTTAGAAAATACGGAATGTCGGGGAAGGCTCAGTTATTAGTTAGCGGAGTAGATGAAGCTGACTGTATAAACAAAATAAAAGAAAGGCTAGGTAGGTTAAATGACTAAAGAAGTTTTTGGAAAGAAGGTCGAGGATGAACACGACTTTCAGTCGAAAGGTTTGCAGATGTCTGCCCACTACATCGGGCTTACCGGTGCTAACAATTTAGAATCTTGGGATGTTGAATTTTCTCTAAACGACTACTCGATGAAGTCGCTACTGAAAAAGACTACAAAATCGACTTTTGCTATCAGTTCTTGGCTAGAGGACGACAAAAAACAAGAAAGTAATAAAAAGTACTGGGTTCTTTTCGGGGTCTCTGGTTTGGTAGACCCGTTCAATATGAGTCCCAGTGCAAGAGATCAAAGGTTGAAAACCTTAAAATTTAGGAAGGTTGACGAGAATACGTACAACAACTTCGAAAAATACATTCAAACTAAAAACACGTTATATTTTACTAAAGCTAGAAGAAGTTCAATGGAGTCAGTATGAAAAATAAAAAACTTAAAAAAATTAAAAAGGGGCCACTGTCTAATTCTGAAAAGTCAGACGTTCACAGTTACTTAGGAAAGCAACAGGACGCTAAATCTATTGCCGAGCACTTAAATCGTTCAGAGAATATTATTCAAAAGTTTATTGATTCAATAGCCGAAGATGAGTCTGCTCTGCCTAAAGCAGAGGAAGTAGAAACAATAGAACCTACCGTTAGAACTAGAACTTCTGAGTTGTTTGCTAGAAATGAAAAGTATGGAGTTACTGTGATGACCCCGCAAGCATCTGAGGCAGGTGATGATAGCAGACATAAGAGAGTTAAGGCCGCGACTACTCACAGATATAGTAATTGCACCACAACTATCAGGAAGGCAAGTGATGATTGAGCCGTTAAGTGCTCCTGATCCGTATTTTAAGGATTATGTAAACAATCAAGTTAACATGTCTTGGAAGGTCACACTTACAGAAAGTGAAGACCCAAAAGTTTTGAAGTTTGTTTACGGGGACTACGAAAGACCTGACGCGACTAACCCTTGGCTTAGATTAAAAGACTACTGTAAAAAGCACGATGTTCTTCCTGCCAAAATTCAACTGCAAATGCTTGGTGCTGAAGAAAAAGTTTTTTTCGAAGACGAGCAGGGCTTAGACGGCGTTTGTATTATGAGGGGTGCTGCCAAGGATCAGCTAATGGACGGTTCTAGTTCTACGCTGTATCAATCTTTGACAGTACTTCTACTAAAGGATGACTGTTCGAGTATAAAGGTTTCTAAATACCTCTGGCCTCACAACAGTTTTGAGTCAGGCGAATCCGAAAGGGGTTTGACTGTGGACAATTTAAAGGACATGATTTTTTCAAACGGATCAGCGAAGTTAAAAAATGAAGAAGTATCAAAGTATATCTACGGGGGAGCCTTGTAATGCCGCACAATTTGTAGCGGAGATAGTTTGTATCAGGAAACGCGAAAGAGAGAATAAAGGTAGCCTAGAATATAAATTCTGGAGTAAATCACACCAAGATGAATACCAAACTCAAATCAAAGTAGCGTGGAAACTGATAAAGAAATTCAACGAACAGGCACTCGTTAGATATATAAATAGCCCCAAAGGTAAAAATGTTTACTCTTTGGGGTTTCTTCATAAAGGGGGAAAGTATGTATTGCCAATTTATTTTGTGCAGGATGGCGTGTCCGACTGCTACAATAAAATACAAAAAGAAGAACTGGAAGAAAAGCCAGAGGTTGAATTTCACGATAATAAAGAATTCAAACCTAGAAAGGGCAGTTACAAAAAAAATAGACTTTCAAAGATAAGGGAAATAGATGACAACAAAGACAAAGACTAAAAAAGTACCAGATTACCTCAAGGACACCGTTAAGAAGTACGGAGATATAATCAAGAAGGGGAATACGGTTCTTCAGGAAAAGGGAGAATATGGAGTTATTTCAATCAGTCCCGCATTAGATGTTGGGTTGGGGGGAGGGATAAGAGAGGGGTGCTGGCTAATGTTGACAGGAGACCCAAAGTCAGGCAAGACCACTACTGCAATGCAGATCGCCGCCAACTGTATAGCGGAAGGCAGGAAAGTTATTTACGTTGATGCAGAGGGACGACTGAAGGATTTAAATTTCCAAGTCGAAGGACTAGACCCTTCAGACATGGACATTATAGCACCTGTAGACAAACCTTTATCTGCTGAATTGTTGCTTGAGACTTCCTATAAAATGCTTTGCGACCCAGAGTACCACGGTGCTGTATTGATCATAGACTCTATATCTTCCTTGATTTCAGAAAAAGAACTAGATGGCGATTTCTCCCCAAGAAGGGCTGGGCTACCTAAGATACTTTCCGTGTTCACAAAAAAGGTTGGTCAATTACTTCCTAGTCAAAGGGGTTTGATTGTTGGGATTACTCACTATATCTCTAACACGTCAGGGTTTGGAAAGTCTAAAATGTCAGATGGTGGAGTTAAGATTCAGTACCAAGCTGACACACGACTTGAGATTGCCCACGGAGGGGAAGGCAACCCTGCTGTAAAAGCCGTAGTAGACGAAAATGGAAAACAGGTCGGCCAAAAAATAAATTGGCGTGTCGTTTGCTCATCTATGGGGCCACCCGGAGGTAACATTCAAAGTTATATCCGCTACGGTTACGGTATTGACAAGACTCAAGAAGTTATCGACCTATCTCTAGACTTAGGGTTAATTGAACAAAGAGGTGCTTGGTTTAATTGTTTGTTTATGTCTTCTATGAAAAAGATCGCTAAAAAGATAAAACCAGAATTAGATTTTGATAATGCTGAAGAAGTTGAAAACAGCTTTAAATATCAAGGTATGAAAAAGGTAAGGACTTTGTTTGACGAAAATCCAGAGTTGGTTAAAAACCTAGAAAAGCTAATTAAAGAAAGTTTACTTTAATGAAAGTGCTTGGACTTGACGATAAGTACTATAGCTGGAACCCAAAGTCAAACAAAGGCAAGAGATCAAAACTTCATAATAAAGTTAGAGAATTCCTTGACAAACACTTTCCGCATGATAGAATACTGGAAGAGGTAACTCTGGCTGGTAGTAAAAAGCCCTCGTCTTTCGGGGGTCTTCTTCGTGCTGATTTTTGGTTACCATTAAGGTCTATAATAGTTGAAGCTAACGGCGAGCAGCACTTCAAATTTAACTCTTTTCACTTTAAAAGCAAGTTGGATTTTTTTCGTGCTCAAGCCAGAGACAGAGACAAGGCGTATTGGTGCGAGATAAACGATATAAGGCTAATTAATTTGAACTTTGATGAAACTGAAGAAGAGTGGGGAGAAAAAATATGAGCAGGGGAGAAGAAATTTTATCAGAATTCTTAGAGAATATTGATAGGTATATCAAGTCACTCCACTTAGGCGTGGTCGAAGAAAACCAAAACATTTCAAAATTGTTAAACTTCCAATTTTCTGACTTTGAAAAGTTGACCGCAACAGAGTGCGGTTCTGCCGCTTACCAGCTTTACGCTTACGCTGAATATATAGAAACTGAAAAAGCTAAACAAAAAAACATTTTAGAGTGGGCAGAATCTTCAATTTGGTTTATAATAAGTGGAACCTTGGATCAGTACGGAGACAAGTTCACCAAGTGGCAAGTTAAGTACTATCCCGCTATAAAAGAAAACCCTTTAGCTAGTGAGATACTAAAAATAAAAAACAACGCTGAGTCACGGGTTAGAACCTTAGAAGGAAAATGCGAAAGAGTGATGAAGATGGCAGATGTTTTGAATAATTTATCAAGGAAAAAATACTAATGAACAATAACGACAGGAACGTGATACAGGCTTTGACAAGCGTAATAACAGATATTGGACAAGCCATTGAGAAGCTAGATAAAAAGATTGAGAATCACCTGAAACTGCTCAATGTGACCGAGGTTTCTGTTCCGAGCAACCCGACATTTGACACAGTAACAAAAGAAAGTCACGATTTTAACACATACGGTCTACCCCAATTAGAAGATGAGCCAGTTGAAAAAGAGTGGAAGCCAATTCACGAAATGATTAAAAACAACAAGTTTGTTGATGACGGTAGTGCGTTTCAAGACGAAGTGGATAAAACACCACGAGTTTCGCCAGTAGAACGGAAACGTGAACAATGGGAGTCGCACCTGACAGAGAGAGCATGTTCTAGGTGTAATAAAACGGAAAAGGTTAATAAGGTTCACGCAACAGGGTCAATACACGTTTGTCAAAGGTGTGCAAGAAGATGATAAAAGATTTAGCAGCAGAAAGAGCAGTTTTGTCTGCTTTGGTACAATTTGGTTTAGATGTTTACATGGAGTTAGACTTTCTAACTACCGACTGTTTTGTTGATAACCAGAACCAGTTTTTGTTTGACTGTATATCCAGTATACTTTCAGAGGGTAGAGAAGTTGAGGTTTCGTCGATTTTGTCTGAGGACAATAATCTTGGCAACGCGATAGACAAAAACGAGATGGCTTTCATTAGGTCTTTAATTAATTTCCCGATCTCAAAAAGCAACGTACCCTCACACGCTGCTAAACTCGCCAAACTTGCAACTATCAGAACTTTAGACTCCACTTTGTCTACTTGCAAAAACGATCTAAAAAAACTAACTGGCTCAGAAGATTTAGCTGATATTATATCTAAGGTTGAAGAGCCTATTTTAGACGTGACAGGAGAAGCGTTTTCTGGCAATTCAAATCAAACAGAGATTCTTGGTGCGGATGTTTTTGAGTATATAAATTACCTCTCTGAAAATATACGAGAAACCTTGGGTGTACCAACAGGGTTTTCAGAGTGGGACAATGCCATCGGTGGTGGCCTGAGAAGAAAGTGCGTTGACCTAATTGGTGCTAGGCCAAAAACGGGAAAGTCTATGCTTGGTGACTCTGTAGGTATTAATATTGCAAAGAGGGGCGTTCCGGTTTTAATGCTGGATACGGAAATGTCTAAGGAAGATCATTACAATCGAATATTGGCTAGTTTGTCAAACGTCCCAACTAAAGAAATAGAAACGGGATTATTTGCAAAAACACCCTCTAAATCACATGCTATAACAGAAGCCGCTAAAGAGTTGCATGAATTACCTTATCACTACCTTAGTATTGCAGGGCAATCATTCGACTCAATATTATCTCAAATGAGAAAGTGGATTTATCAACATGTTGGGTTTGACGAAGATGGAAAAACCAATGACTGTGTGATTATTTACGATTATCTAAAGCTAATGGATGGCGATAGTATCTCATCCTCTATGCAAGAATATCAAGTTCTTGGCTTTCAAATTACTAAGCTGCATAACTTTATGGTAAAGTATGACTGTCCATGCCTAGCATTTGTTCAGCTAAATAGGGATGGTGTTACAAAAGAGTCCTCGGATGTTATTAGTGGCTCTGATAGGCTTGTTTGGCTTTGTACTAGCTTGAGTTTGTTCAAAGTAAAGTCGCCCGAAGAATTGGCTGAAGACAATCAGGCTGATGGAGATCAAGGCAACACTAAGTTAGTTCCCTTACATGCTAGGCATGGCGGGCTTATGGATCAGGGTGATTACGTAAGTTTAAAAGTTGATGGTGCTTATGGTAGAGTTGTCCAAAGAATGACAAGAAATCAGATTTACTCTAAAGGTAAAGAAGATCAGGAAGGCTTCAAATCAAATGAAGAGTCTAACACAGAAACAAATTTCTAAAATTTGCGAAGAATTACTAGGGAGACTACCTGAACTTTTGACTCACATGGATGTTGATTTTATTGAATACCCTAATAGAATCGCTTTCGCTTGTCCAGTTCATGGTGGAGACAACCCAGAGGCTTGTTGCATATTTACGGATGGTAACTCGGCTAAGGGGAATTGGCATTGCTGGACTAGGCATTGCGAAGAAGAATTCACAGGTTCTTTAGTGGGGCTTGTTCGTGGGTGGATGGAGAGAAATGGATGTGAAGAGTACTCGTTTCCTAAAGCTCTTCAATTTTGTTGCGACTTTCTAAAAATAGATGTGACAAAAGTAAAAGAATCTAACTATGACAAGGGTAAAGTAAGTCAGGTGTTTAAAATATTTAATGAAGAAACTTTAACGGAAGCACCTCCTATGATATCTAGGGAATCCATTAGGAAAAAACTTAACATTCCGTCCGTGTACTACCTAAACAATAAAGATGAACGCAAAAGGTTTTCGGCTGAAGCGTTAGACACTTTTGATATTGGCGACTGTAGAGATTCTAATCAGTCAATGTTTGGACGTGTAGTTGTTCCAATCTATGATGAATGTTGCAATTACTCTGGTTGTGTGGGCAGAACTAAAACTGAAGTTTCAAAGTCAAACCCAAAATGGAGAAACAGTAAAGGGTTTTCTAAATCTGCTAATTTGTACGGACTTAACATTGCCGCTGAACATATATTGGGTTCTGGAACAGTTATATTGGTTGAGGGACAATCGGACGTTTGGAGGCTTTACGAATCTGGGCTTCCTATGTCAGTAGGGATTTTTGGAAGTTCTTTGTCGGACAAACAACTAATAGCACTAGAGAAATCAGGTGCTTTTAATGTAGTAATATTAACTGACTACGATGAAGCTGGTGATACAGCTTATAAAGACATAGTTAATAAATGCGGGAGAAGGTTTAATTACATTAGACCAGACTTAAAAGATTGGTTTAAGTCTACAGGTCTACCTGAGAGCGAGTGGGATGTAGGCAATATGACAATTCAAGAAATTAAAAATCAAATTTATCCAGTACTAAAAGGAACA